TTTGAGTTGAAAGTGAGCGAAGGCCTGTGGTTGATGAACAAGGCGGGACTACTTCAACTCGAGCACTTCAATAAGTCGAATGCCCTTTCCTGGGCGTTGACGATGGGGCTTTTTGCGACCCCAGTCATCTATAGTGAACGGCCTTGGAACCAGATTGTTGGTGAAGCGTACTACATACAGCTCGGTCCGAACGATCGCTTTGGATGGACGGAACCCGAAGGTCACGTATATCAGATCGCTTCAGAGAATCTCAGCCGGCTCCAGGAGGAGATCTATCGCGTCTGTTACTTGATGACTCAGGCCAGCAGTAGCAACACGCCCGCTTCGGCGCAATCAGGACTTAGTAAGTTACGGGATTTCGCAATTACCCAAGAGGTCTTAAGGGCATATGGGGATGCGATAAAAGACACGATGAAGCGGGTTATGCGGGCGGTGCAGGCTGCGCGCTGTGACGAACTGCTCGTCGATGTGTCGGGTTTGGACGATTTCGATATTCGGGATTTCAGCACCGATCTGCAAGACGCGGAGAGACTGCTCTCACTCGGTATCGATTCCCCAACCCTCAAACGGCAGGTGCTAAAACGCCTTGCCTACAAATATCTCTGCGACGTGCGGCAAGAAGTCAAAGATCGCATTGCGACGGAGATCGATGAAAGCTTCGAACGAGCTAAGCCGTTCGAGAAAGGAGAGTAATGGAAGATCAAACACCAAGCAACTCGCCTCAAGAGAGCGAGAAGATGGACGTCCGCAGCATCGTACGTAATGCATTGGAAGAATACGTGCGCATGGAGCAATCGAAGACAGAACCAGCTTACAAAGTGGAACTAGTTGAAGAAAGAAAGCGACGTGAGCAGCTTGAGCGGCGACTCAACGAACTGGTTGACGAGAATCGCCGAAGCCGGGCCATGACCGAGGAAATGGAGCGGTCGTCTGCAATTCGAAGCGAACTGCAGAAGCTCGGTGTGACGAAAGTCGATCTGGCTTTCAAGGCTGTGAGGGAAGACATTCACAGAACAGCCGACGGACGTCTAGTGGCGAAAACCGACAACGGAGAGCTCGGAATGCGCGAGTACCTTACTGGTTTTCTCAGTGAGAACCCCGAGTTGCTGCCGGGAAGGATTCAAGGCGGATCGGGCGCGGGATCGGGCCACAAGGCGCCGATCGCGGCCAGCACGGTTGACCTCGATAAGATTCGTCCGGGCATGAGTCCAGAAGATCTGGACAGGGTCCGGCAGGAGATTGCGCGAATCGCAGGTCAAACAATTCGCGGCGCGTAAGGTTCGGCGCGAAAAATAACAGGCATCTCAAACCGCAGTAACCGATTGTAAGTCGAAGTGCGTTTTGAAGCCGGAAATTGTAAGTAAAAGAAAGAACAGGAGAAGATAAATGCCAGTCATTACATCAGCCAATTTGGCGAATGCGATCGTGAAACTCGTCGCGGTAGATGCGCTCCCGGCGCTCATGGGCAACCTGGTTATGGGCAACCTGGTGAATCGGGACTTCGAGCCTACGCTCGCTCAAGCCGGCGACACGGTCAATGTGCCGATTCCTCCGACCCTCGTAGCAAACAATATTGCCGAGGGCGGATCTGTAGTTACGCAGAATCCGAACGTCGGGAACGCTTCGATCGTCCTCAATACGCACGCCGAGGCAACATTTCAGATTCCCGACGTTACCAAGATTCTTGCTGTGCCGGATCTGCTGAAGCTGTACATGCAGCCGGCAGTAATCGCGCTCGCTGAGAAGATCGAAACGGATCTGTTGAACCTGTACTCGCAGTTCACGTCGAATGCCGCAGTCGGTACTGGCGGATCTGCCCTAACCGAAGCGGCGATCGACACCGCGGAGACCGCTCTGTTCAATGCAAAGGTACCGGCCAGCCAGCCCAAGTACCTGATTGTCGACGGCAGTGCGTATTCGCAACTTCGTCAGATTCCGCGCTTCAGCGAGTTCAACAGCGCTGGCGAAGCGGGTCTGCGAGCCTTGGTCGACGGCAACGTCGGCAAGATCAAAGATTTCTTTGTCTTCCGTTCGCAGTTCGTTCCGAAGACCGGGATGACCCCCATCACCACACAGAACATGGCGTTTGCGCGCAATGCGATCGGTTTGGTGACCCGTCGTCTGCCTCAGCCTCTTCCGGGAACCGGCGCGATTGCGGAGTATGCCGAGATGGGCAACTTTGGCGTTCGTGTGTTGATGAGCTATGCGCCGAATACGCTCGCTCAGCAGTTCACAGTAGACGTGCTGTACGGTTGTGCTGTCCTTCGCAACAACCACGGAGTGCAAGTCCGGAGCTAGTTCCGGCCGGGGCCCCGGAATCTTTACCGGGGCCTTCCTATTTCATTTAAAGGAGACGAGCAAATGGATATCCGAGTGTATTTCCAAAAAATACGTGAAGTGGAAAGAACGATACAGGAGCCATGGGTCGTAGTTGTCAGCTTGGAAACACCAGAGGGTGGTAAGCCAGGCCGAGCGACCGAGGTTAGCCGTGGGTCAGCGGCACAACTCATTGTTGATAACAAGGTGAGGCTCGCCGATGTGAAAGAGCGCGATGCCTATTACAAGGAAGCCAACGAAGCCCGATTGGCGGCTGAGGAAGCGACGGTAGCCGGGAAGATTCACGTCACTGTCGTATCCGATACGGCGAGTCGCGCGAGCAAACGGCCGGAGAAAGGTTAAAGAGATGCTGTTCACCGACGGAACCATCCTGAGTATTCAGGAACTGCGTGAGCATGACAATTTCGTTCTGGACGTGGCTAGCACGGAGTCCATCGATCTAAGCTCGAAACTCGCGGTCGCGCAGCGCGAGATCGGTTATGAGATTCAGTCCTTTCTAACGACACGCCGCGCCAGTGCGGAGTTGAGCAATGTCGTGGTCAATCAACAAATGCGCGATCTGTTAGCTACGCATGTGCTGAGTATCGTCTACCGGGATGCTTACAACTTACATCTCAATGACCGTTATCTTGGCCGCTGGAAAGAATTCACTCGTGCGAGCGAACGCGGCTTGATGCGGCTCTATCAGAACGGGATTGGGATCACTACGGTTGCTGTGGCCCAAGCCGCTAAGCCCACTGTTACCGTTTCTCCGGACGGAGGACTCGCTTCCGGAATGTACGCGATACACACCGCGTGGCAGCACATCTCAGGAACGATCGGAGAGCGGAGCCCTGCGATGATCGTCGACTGCTCTGGCGGAAGCATCGGCGTCGATCCCGGCAGAGCCCCGATCAATGCCGTGGGCTGGCATGTCTTTGCCGCCGAACTCGACAGCCCAGCGAGTCGACAGAATCACTCGATACTCGCGCCCGAGACGGTCTGGACGCAAAGCGCAGCATTGCGACAGGACCTTGCAGGGCCTGAGGTGAGCGGCGCCGATTATTACGTTCGTAGCGCTGGCCTGCTTTCACGAGGTTGACGATGCTGCGAATCACTAGTATCGCTACATCGGTCCTTACGAGTCATCTGAACGGCGATCAAGGAGTTCCTAGAAAAGTGGGCCAGTTGATCCTCGACGGTGATGTCGGTCTGAACCCACTGTCAGCAGCCGACATTCTCGAGCAGTATGTGGCTCCCGAGATGGCTGAGAAGACGTCCGGAGTTCATTATCCCGTTGTGTACGTGTACTGCGAAAAGGTCAAGAATGATCTTCGAGAAAAATTCCGGACCTTCTCGGGTACCGCGGACTTGGCTGTCGACATCCGTGTATCTCACGAGCACATGAATGAACTTCAGAGATCCCTCCAGAAGTATGTGGAAGCCGTAACTGACGTGCTCCACAAAAGGCGGGGACAGTGGACACCTTCGGTGTTCTACACGGGCGGATACGAAATCAAATATGGCCCGATCAAACGCGGAGGTAAAAACTTCGTCCAGTCGGCCAAGGTAGAACTAACAGTCAACGTGAGTATGGAGTAAGTCGATCAAATGTCTTGTTACCTATCATCAAACGAAAACCGATTCTATGCGGGCCTGGAACAGAGTTATGGCGAAACGCCGACAATCACGCACCTACAGCGGCTGCCAGCAGTAAAACTATCAGTCAAGCATACGACTGAAAAAGTGGCTCGACGCGATAAAGTTGGCGGGCGTAGTTTCGCCGGACTCCCGACCGGACTCCGTCGAAAGACCGATTACCAATTGAGGACATACCTGACGACCTGGAATGACACAGGCGAACAACCAAGCTATGGACCGCTCTTCCGAGCTGCTATGGGAGCTGCCCCGCGGCTTCATAGTGGAGCGGTCGTCTCGTCAGGAAGTTCAGAAGTTGTCGTGCGATTCGGTGGGAATCACAATCTAGTTGCGGGTCAGGCTGTCTCGATCAACGGCGAGATGCGATTCGTGTCCGCGGTGGGCGATGACCTATCGGTCGAATTGAACGCGCCATTGAGCGTTGCTCCTACTGTAGGGGATGTCGCAAGCCCAACAATCACCTACTCTCTCGGTAAATCACTTCCGAGCGCCAGTATCTTCGACTACTGGTCACCCGAGGCAGCGGTACAGCGAGTGTTGTGCGGGGCGGTTGTGGATGAAATGAAAATCGTCGTCAACTCTGATTTCCACGAGTTCCACTTTGCCGGTCCAGCTCAGGACGTAATCGACAACGTGAGCTTCGCGGCCGGGCAGGGGAGTCTGGCCGAGTTCCCAACCGAGCCGCCCCTGGACGGTTTCGACTATTCCATCGTGCCCGGACACATGGGACAAGTGTGGTTGGGAGTGACACCAGAGCGCTTCTATACGTTGACTTCCGCAGAACTGTCGCTAGAAAACGGGATCGACGTGAGAGGACGCGAATTTGGATCTAGCATGATTCGATGTGTGGCAGCAGGAGTTCGGAATGTAAACCTCGACTTTGAACTGTACGGTTCAGATGAGGAAAGCACAAAGGCGCTTTATCAGGCATCAAGACAGCGTTCGGCGATTAGCGCTATGTTTCAACTTGGTGAGAGGAGCGGACAACTGTTCGGCGCCTATCTCAAGAGCGTTGCCGTGGAAACTCCCCAGTTTGATGATTCCGAGACCCGTCTCCGCTGGCGCTTCGCCGGTTGCCGAGCGCAGGGAAGCGCCGATGATGAATTAATCATCGCCTTCGGATGAGATAAGCCATGCTCTATCAAAGCACGACTAGTATCAAGTCGAATTTGTTCGAAGGGGTTGAGTTCACAATCGCACGGATGACATTTGGACGCCGCATCGAACTGATGCGGCGTGTTCGCCAACTCAGCGCACAGATGGAGTTCGAGAAGGCGGGATCGCACGTTGCCGATCAGATCCAAGCGAGCCTCATTGGCGCTGAAATCGACGGGTTGTATTTAAAATGGGGACTTGTCGCTATTGAAGGTCTTGAGCTCGACTGTGGCGAGGTGACTGCGGAATCACTCGTCTCCCACGGCCCTGAGGATCTCTGTCGTGAGATTGTTGCGGCCATCAAAAGCGAGTGCGCATTAACGGACGCAGAACGAAAAAACTAACAGTCGCCTTCCAGTTTCTCTTCGCGAA